AACAAAGCAGCAGCATAGCCTGGACAGGACGCATCAGATAGTGTTCCGTTGAGTGTACAGGTATCTGGCATAAGAACTACACTACCAGTAAAGTTCATTACTTTCGGGCCGTGCATACCTTGCCAATAACCATTGTCTTTGCCTCGGATAGTTACTTCAATTTGGTCAATAGTTACGCCTGGCACTAATGCTAATGGAGCAAAACTTAATACTTCCTCAACCGTATATCCATTTGATTTTGTTTGACTGTAATCCCACTCTTCAGAATAAATGTTAGTACCAGAAGCAAATGCATCGACAGTGATTACTAAATCATCTAAACAATCACCGTTTACTTTTGTTGCTGTACAAGCACCATTTATTGTATTCGTGGTTTCATTTTTCCATTGCCATTCTGCTGAATAACCAGCAATATCAAACCCAGCACCAACTAACGCTTGGTTGATAGCCATATTGGTTACCCATGTATCGTCAGTATACGAGAAGTGCATAATGTAATCAGTAGACGTAACAGCACCAGTCATTCTGTTGGTCATCTGATACATCTGATTATGAGAACTTCCAGTGCTATGACTACCTGTACCAAAATCACCTTGGTCTATAATTTCTTGAACAGTATTATCGTTGGGGTCTAGACAGGTGCCATTGCCTGCTAATGGATTAGTAGTACCGTCTGTTGAACAAGTTACCTGTGCGTTAGAGGAGTAAGAGGAAAAGCAAAGCAGTACCGATAGTACCAGCAGCAATAGCCCCTTGTTTTTTCTGAATATCACTCTTTGTCTCCAAGACTTCTGGTTCTGGTTTCATGTGTGGATTTTCTTCCCATCCAATAGATGCAGCATCACCAATTTCTCCAAGATAAGGGCATGGAGTGCCTGCCATAGTCATGGCGTCAAAGGTACGTCTGTCTTGGCAAAGAACCGAAACAGCGGCCACTTTCATGCCCATGTCATAGAGCGTCTTAGATATTTTCAATCTCTCACAATTTACATCCCTGTAGGTTTCTCCTGTAGAAATACCTAGAATTTGTGTTTGTACCGCCCCAGCAACTCCTACTGTACATAGGTCAGATGATGACGAATTTACAGATGGTGAAATCGCAGAAGGTGGTGGCGAAATAACTATTGTTTTTCCAGATGTAGTAACATCTGAATTACTTTTCGTTGTGGTTTCAACAACAGTTTGAGCAAAGGCGCCAGTGGTGGTCAATAATAAAATACCCAGCGCCATTATAATTTTTTCCAATGTAATACTCCCTCTTATATACTACGACAATATTTATAAGACTTTTAATTCATTCAAATTTTTGACACGCATAACAATTTGACGCACATCCCTGTCAATATATTGTTATGCAAATATTGTACCCAACGTAAGAAAGGGAGCAGAAATTACTTTCTGCCCCCAATCGTCTTTTTACTACCTAGTCTATTTAGTGTGGTGTTACGACTCTGGTAAGAGACTTACTGCACACCAAGGATATTACTACTAGTATACCTTATTCATTTGCCAACTTTTCAAAGTACGACATTGCATCGTCTTCTTCTGCATCAACACTTGCCATAGGGGCAGGTGCCTCATTCTTGAACGATGGTGTAAAAGGAACTTCTTCCTCATCTACCATTGCAGCAGCAGTTTTAGTTGCAACTGTACCAGATAGTACAGCATCCAACCTAGTTTTCAACTCATCATAAGTCTTGAAGTTACTAGGTGCAATGAAGTCATTCAACGAATGGGTCTTCTTATAGATTGCCTCTAGTTCATCGTCAGTAGACTTTAACTGTGACTTAGAGTCAAATTCTGACTTATCATAGTTCCAGTAACCATCTACCTTACGAATCTTCAGTTTGAAGTTTGCACCTTCCCACATATCAAATGGATTGATTTGAGGGTCATCAGGAAACTCAGGTTGCATTGCTTCCATCAACTTGTCAAAGATTTTCTTACCGAACTTATAGAGCATAACTTTACCGTTATTCTCTGGGTTCGCAGCATCTTCTACAACGTAGATATTAGCATAATATTGCAACTTACGTTTCTGTTTCCTTGCAATCTCTTTATCCGACTCTACACCAGAATTCCACAACTGAGAGTTCATCTCACTAATAGGACAAGTCTGATTGATAGTAGTCAAAGAGTTCTCAATGAACCATTGACCAGTCGGGCCTTGGAATGCGTGATTCCATACTCTCACCCACGGCATTTCAGAGTCACCCTCTGGAGCAGGCAGGAAGCGAATTACTGCGTAACCGTTGCCACCCTTATCCACGACAGGTTTCCATAGACGGTCATCCACATAGGACTTCTTTTCACCACCTGATGGTTTCTCATCTTGCTGTACTTGTGCAAGTAATTTATCCAGACTGTTCTGGTTTCTTAAAGTTGATATTGACATATTTTTTTCTCCGTATGTTTATATATGTTTATGTATTTCACATTTCTCATCATGTAAGTTATATAATACTACATCATCCACCCAAAGTCAAGAGATAATTGCAAAGAATTTTTCTCTATATATTGGAGGTTTTCGCAGTGTTCCCACTCTTTCACGAATTGACAAGTCGCATCTGTTCCTAATGGGGCAGTATTAACCTTATAGAATTTCGTATCAGGATAATCTGTAAAGTTATTTAGGTGTTGAGTAATCCAGTTATCTGAGGGTGTCACAGCAGCATCATTAGACAGATAGTTATCTGTACCCTTATAAACATTATTAATCAACTCATTCGGACTACCTAAGTCGAATCCAATCAGATATACTTCATCTGGATTTTCATCTTCTAGTGCCATCCTCACAGCGATTGGCCCTGCACTCCAACCACTATAATTCTCTGGAATGATATGTACTTCATCATTCTCTTCAGTCCAAGTAATCCACCTGTGATGTTTTAATAACAATTCATCAATAGTAGTTTTATCCGAACCAATTTTAGTATGGTATTCATATAATCTTTGTAACTGATTGGGGTCTGTGCCATTCAGTACAAATTGTTTTCTACCAAATTTATCATTCTGAATATCACATCCTATTCTTTGAGTAAATGTAAAATATTCATCCATCATATAGAATGCCTCTTCTGGAAGTTTATTCCATGTACGAAAATAGCATTTATTGTCTATTGCATAACCAGAGGAATACACTTCATGTTGCATTCCACCATCCACGCATATAAGTACATCAGGTGTAAAGTTGCGATACAAAGCATTGCAACCATACATCTTACCCTGAAGTTTAAGACCAAACAAATCCATCCCTAGTCTGGATTCACCATTGCCTAATACAAATACTCTACCCAAGGTCAGTATTCCAATTGAACTTTACTCTGTAATGTCCAGAGGTAGCATCATCTTCTGGTTTCCAACTATTGAACCATTCTTTTTTTGGAATGATACCAATATGTCCATCAAACTGATATCCATTTGCTTTTAGAAAGTGTTCAAACGAATCACACAGTTCACTGATATCTGCATCATCAGCAACAGTAAACTCTACTCTTTGAGTATGATACGATTCTGGGCCGTCATCGTCTTCTTGGTGGGTTAAATAAAAAGTCATTACAATTTCTCCATTAGTGGGAAGATTTTAGCAATTTCAATTGCACACAATTTTGCAACATCCATATGCTCTTTTTGCGTTCCATTTGCAGAACGCAATTCAATATAATGTACCCAAGAACGTAGTGTCCCATTCATGTACAATCGTGTTTTAGTCAATCCTTCTGGTAGAACAACTCTTGCTTGTTCTTTTGCAATACCATTCTTTATTGCCCAATCATAAGCTTCTTTTGCTTGATTAATAACTCCATGTTGTCTACGTTGCCAGTCTGTAATAAGTTCAACTGTCTTTGCATCCATTTGGATATTTGGGTCATTCTCAATCTCAATAGAGTTCTGTCTATTGGTTGTATCTTGTAGTCTTGCTTCACGAGTTGTAAATGCATCACCCATTGCAGAGGGTTCTGCGTATCTCTGACTGAACTCTTGAAAAGCAAAACTTCTGTGACGCACAATTTGATGTGCAATATCACGAGTAGTTTCAACCTCTATGCAAGCGCTAGCCATTTCAAGCGGCGACCAGTGCTTGTTTTTAACAAGGTATTTGATAAGTTTTTCGGACGTTTTGTGTGCTTCTTGATTGGCCGGATTGGAGACACGGGCGCAATAAGATATAAGTTCTTGGACATCTTTACCGACATACAACTCTCCTTCTGGTGGTTGTGAATAACTAATTAGTCTTGCTGATGTAAGCATTTTATTTACTTCCTTATTTTCTACCATATTCTTTTCCACCTTTGTTACAAATTTCAAATGGGCAGTTTTCAAACGTACCGAGGTTCTAGTCTTTAATGCGCCCGTCTTGGACGTGGGCGGTAGTTGTTACTACTGCGAGTAGACATATCATTCAATTTCTTGGTGATATCTTGGTCACGCTTCACTAGTTCAGCGTTGTCAAACTCTAGATTTTTATTTCGTGTTGCAAGGTCTGAAACCTTTGCACGATAGAAATCTCTTTCCCTAATTAATTCATCAGACATTAGAAAGTTTCCTTTATTGTCCTCAAAAGTTGATTCCTACATTTATGAATATCATAACTCAAAAATGCACCGTATTTGACGATTAAACGTCTACTATCTGGCCATACTAAATCATCGTGTAATTCCTTATCCCATTTTCCTACATATGACAGCAAACCTTCAAGGATTACCATCGTTTCTAAACTAATCCTCTTTGCGAGGAAGTTCTTTAATAATACAGGATGTTGACCCTTTTGTAAAGAGAAAATTGTATCAAAATCATCAACTTGTGTAAATAAAACATTCATATCTGTCATAAAATTATATGTCAGTGACTGCTTGTATTTCATCCAGTCCATGTAATTCTCTTCACTAAAATCACCTAACCATCCCTTTGGAGACTTTACAAAATTAGCAATATAATATTGTTCTGTATTGTTTCCATATTTCCTAGCAACACGAGCAAAAAAATACCTATCTTTGCGTTTGAGGAACGAACCCTTAGAAGCAGATGTTTTACCACCGTACTTTCTATATTCGTAATCTGTTGTGAAGTGAAGCTTCAGGCCCAGATACATCTGGTATGCATTCCATCCTTCCATTAGGTTTATCCTCAGATTGGTAGGGTTGCAACTCGTGGCAAGAAGTTTAGTTCTCTTGCATCTGCCTCTATTTTTTCCTTGAGTGGTTTGGAGATTAAGGGTGCGACTGCATCCGGCTCCATTGAGTGTTTCTCGCAATAATCTAATATTGCATCCATATATGATGTTTGTCCATTACCAAGTTTTACTAGTTCTTCAATCTTGATGGCGAATTTCTTTGGCGTCATCACTGCAAATTCTTCTAAGTTCATAATATCTCCATGTTATTCAATAAAGTGGTGAGGGGAAGCGAAAGGAATATTCTTCCCCCCACCTTATAAAGCAGAGCCAGTGTATAAGTGCTGGGTGCAAGTCGGCATTAG